ATGTGCTGTTCGGCTTTGAAGGTGAGGAGAAAATGTATTGGTATCAATGCAATACGCCGTCGTGTGGCATTCACAGCCCTGCGAATCATACGAAAGCCGGTGCTTACAAAGCAGCCATGACGCGCTGTCAGGAGCAAAACCGCGTGCTGACGCTGGATGAAGTGTTTGTAATTGCAAGTAGCGACTACAATACTCCGGAGCAAGAGACAGTTTTATGGTTGGAGCGCCGTGTCGAGGAGGGAGGATATGCTACCATTCCAAATATTTTTGCAGAAGACGGTAAAATTGTCGCTGAATTTTCTGGCATTGGCTTTGAGGTCGCGTTAATTACGGAAGGTTATGGTAAACATTGGCGGTGCTGGCGGCGCAAGCCGACGAAAAACGAGCGGGAAAACACGCCGTGGGAGGACGAAGGAAGATGAATGAGTACAAAAACCGTGTGCTGTCCCTTGCAGAACTTGCGGTAAGCGCAGGAACGCTCGTGTGGATTGAAGATAACAACGGAGAAGACGAGCCGTGCGTACATGCGCGAATGGTAACGTACTGGGAAGGTAAAAGCCACCGCATATATTTCGACGGCGGACGCACATGGTACGCCGATTACACCTACGGTGAGACGTGGCGCTGCTGGCTGCGCAATCCGACAGATGAAGAGCGAGCAGCAACGCCGTGGGAGGGAGAAAAGGACGATGACGACTAAGCCGCGAAATCGCGTTCTGACGTTTGCCGAAGCAATCACGCAGAACCAAAAGACGGCGCGTGTGTGGCTGGAACGTCGCGATAACAGCTCGATTCTCGCGTGGTTCAAGATGGGCGGAAATTTGTGGCAAGTCATTCCTTACTACAATCTCGGAATTGGTTCGTTTTTTGTCTATCCCACCACTTACGGCGTAAAGTGGCGGTGCTGGGAGAAGGAGCCGACGCCGGAGGAAATGCAGGACACGCAGTGGGAGGAAAGCGATGGCTGACCGAAAAATCGAAGCAATGTACCGCGAATACGGGAAAGACCATGCGCACAGGTGCGCAGACTGCCCGAATCTCTGCATCTATGTAACGCCGAGCCATACGCTATATAAGTGCATGGCATACGGCGTGAGCGCTTCCGCGGCGACCGACTGGACGAAGCGCTGACGGGCTTCCTGCTGGCGAAGGAAACGCGACCGTGGTACGTTTACATTCTGCTGGCGCTCGTCAACTGTATCATTTCGATTTTGGTGTACGCCGGAACGGATGCGCTTGCGGCGTGGTTAGGGGGATGACGATGACGGTTATCGGCGTGCTGTGTCTGCTGGCAGCTGTGGTCTGCGCGGCGTGTGCATTTATCAATAAGGAGTGATGCTTGTGAAAGAATTGCAAGATGAGATTGTGACGGTTGTGTTCTCCGAGCTTCTCCGAGCGCAGAAAGAGCATGGGGAGACGTTCAACTCTATGCCGGAGGCGTTCTCCGTGATTTGGGAAGAAGTCGAGGAGGTGAAGGAGGATATGCAGCGCGTTATCACAAAGGCGAACGACATTTGGCTTGCAAATCGCCGGGACGATGTAGAAGCGTTTCAGGTGTACGCGGACAAGATGGCGACAGCGGCTTCCTTGCTGGCTTGCGAAGCCGTACAGGTTGCCGCTATGTGCATCAAGGCGCAGAAAGGAGGTGCAGCATGGTCGAAAGGCAAGAATGGCTGAACGCGCTGACAATCTGCCCGGTTTGTAACGCAGTGATGAAGCGATACACTACGATTGATGTGCAAGGAGGCGCATGGGTAAAATGTACAAATCCAAAGTGCGGACTACACAGCGTTCTCTTTATGCCGATGTAATCCCGACGGAGGACGAAGAGCAGGAAGCCCTTTTCCGCTGGGCGGAGGCTCAAAGCGCAACGAAGCAGTGGCTGAAAGGGATGTTCGCCATCCCGAACGGCGGTTATCGCGCCAAGGCGACCGCCGCGAGGATGAAGCGAACCGGGACGCGTGCAGGAGTGCCTGACATCTTCTTGCCCGTCTCCAACGGACGCGAACACGGGCTTTTTATCGAGATGAAGCGGCGCAAGGGCGGGACGGTATCGACATCGCAGAAAGAGCGCATGAAGATGCTGACTGCCGAGGGTTACCGTTGCGTTGTGGCAAAGGGCTGCCAAGAAGCGATTGACGCAATTATGCGATACATGGACGGAGAGTGAGACAATGGTGGACACAGACGAAATCCGTTACTCCTTTTGGCTTGAGAAAGAGCTGGAAAAGAACGTCAAGCGGCTTGCAGGGAACGTTTCGCGCGGATGCAAAAGCCGCCACGATGCCTACAAAGTCAGGGCGACGCAGGACGCAATCAGGCGGCTAAACGGCGAGAAGGAGGCAAACGGGGCAATCGAGAAGGTACAAGATATGCTGTACACGGAGCTAATGAGCGGACAGATTCGCCCTGCGCTGTATACAGCTATCGTTAAGGCGTTTGAAGGGGTAAAATAATCGTTGGGCGGTTTGCGGGAGGGGAAAATGGTTGACTTAAAGCGGATGCGGTATCTCATCAGGCGGTATCCTATGGCTTGCTTGCGAGCAGAACAGGCGCGAATCCGGGCGCAGAAGCTGACGCGGACAATCAGTGACGCGCCGCGCGGTGGCGGGAGTATGAACAGCACGGAGGAAGGGCTGCTGTATCGCGTCGAGGCGCTGGAGCGCAAGAAAGCAATCTGGGACGAGTTGTGCAGGATGCGCGAAGAGCTTGCGCCGCTGGTGGATGCGCTGGAAAGTCCGCTGGAAGTGCAGTGCATGAGGATGCGGTATCTGGAGGGGCGGAGCGTTCGGGAAATCAGCTATAATCTGGCGTATTCCGAGCAACACGTTTTCCGCGTGATTGGTAACGCGGAACGGAAAATCCAGAGCGCGGAATAAGGCGGTCGCGCATCGAAAGGTGCGCGATTTTTCTTTGCAAAAAATCTCAAAAAAAATGTGATTTAGCCCTTGACATATACGTCAGTATATGCTATAATAATAGTGTCAGGAGGGCATGAGCCAACCGACAAGGCGGTCACAGCCAACTGCGACAGTTGCCAACAATCTCAACTGTTGGAAAAGTAAAAGCAACTAACAGCCCACATGGTGCTGTTATCATCGAGTTTGCTGTATAAGCAGCGGAAAGGCGGTCACAATGACTAATATCAATATCCCCGAAATCCTCCAGTTACCGAACGCGCTGTTTGCGCGCCGGGTCAAAATGGCAAATGGGAGATTTTTTTCCGCAAAGGATGCGCTAAATCTTGCTGGCTACTTCGAGGAAGAGCGAGCAGCACGGAGCGTGACATACGACGCGCTGGTACAGCTTGATGGCGCGGTGTACGACGGCACGGTGACAATCGACCAGCAAGGGCATCTGGCAGTCCGTTTGAAGCATTAAGCGGACAAGCCACCGGGCGGGGCGGTATAACCCCGAAGGAGGAGAAAAGCAATGACTGATAAAGCAAAAAGCGCGGCGCTGTTTGAACAGCACCGCCAAATGACCAAGGCGTGGGAAGCGCAAATGGACGCACTCGCCAAAGAAGAAAGCATCACCGACGAGGAATACGAACAGAAGCTCATGGAGCTTTACAATCAACACAAAGAAAAAGCGGATGCGGTTTGGCTGAAAGCGTTTGCACTGCGATTTCCGAAGCGCAAGGGCTGGTTCGCGGACGTTTTCGCGCCTTCGTTCGGGATTTGCGAAAACAAGAAACTTTCGCCGAAGCAAACACAAGTGTTCGTCGACTACTGCATCAGTGATGCGGATACATGGCGGAATGGCAATACGTACTGCCGATTTGGAGACAAGCTGGTAACGCTCACTTGCCCGCGTTACGCAAATGGATGCGGGTACGTTACAATAAGGCAACTGTAAATGAATGGAAGAAAAAACACAGTGATGCTGACGCTGACGAAGGAAGAATACAGAGAGCTTAAAAAGCATGGTCGCCTTGAAAAAGATGGTTTCGTGTACAGCCACCTTGCAAAGCTGGACGGGAAAATGGTCGCAGTCTGCGAAAGAGCAAACGATTTGGACTACATCGTAGAGGTGAAGCGTGAAAAGTAACAGCTTGCAAAATCAACCATCCTATGCTACAATATCCTCGAAAGGGGTTGTGGCAATGAGGAAAGAGTACTACCAAGGCGACGTGTCAGTCCGAGCGATGCGGAAGTATCGCGAAAAAGAAGGAATCAAGACGGTGCGCTTCGACGTTCGCGCTGGGAGCAAAGAGGCGCTGGAAGAAGAAGCAAAGCGCCGCGGGCTCTCGGTGGCGCAGCTAATCGTTGATTCCGTAAACGCCTATGTCGGGCGAGAGATAATTACAAACAAAAAACAATAATAGCATGGGGCGCATCCGCTTGGGTGCGCCTTTTTCGTTGCGCAAAAAGTTTGCAAAAAATCTCGAAAAAATGTGATTTGCCCCTTGACATATACGGCAGTATATGCTATAATAATAGTGTCAGGAGGGCGGTACAAAAATAATAAAGCCCCCGACAGAAAGAGGTAAGAATTATGAAGTTCGCGAGCATCAAGAAGGGCATCCGCATCACCGAGAAGATGGCGCAGAAGCTGGCTATCAACTGGTACTACGAAACGAAGAAATACTGCTACGAGTTGCAGTACGGGGACGAAACGATGGATGGCGACTACGAGCGCAGCATCGTTCGCTGGGAGAAAGGCGAAGAAGATACGCCAGCTGCACCCGAAGTCGTTGCGAAGGTTAAGTAATCAAAAAAGAGAGGAGAAAGCCCCATGACGAACGAGCAGATTATCGCGAACTCCGCAGTCGCAGCGGGAATCTTCACGCAGGAGGAAGCAGAAGCCTACTTCTCACACGGAATGCGCCTCCCGATTCACACATTCGCCGAGTGGAAGAACCACGGTTACATGGTCAAGAAGGGCGAACACGCCGCGCTGACCGTGAGCATCTGGAAGCCCAAGACCCGCAAGCAGAAGAAGGACGAAAAGAACGTGGAAGCGGACAAGGAGGAAAACAGCGGGTTCTTCCTCACGACCGCCTACCTGTTCACAAAGCAGCAGGTGGAAGCAATCAAGCCCGCATAATCGCAACAGAATGCCGCCTGAGAGCCGTTGGAGCAATCAGGCGGCATAATTATGAGCAAAAACAAACAAGCCGTTAGAACGCGAAATAGGAGGCATTGCGGGTAATGCCAAAGAAACAAAAACATATAGAAATAAAAAAATGAGAGTTATGAGAGTAATTTCCGTGCTATAATGTAAAATGTAAAAGCAGCAAGAGAGACGCAAGCAGTGATGCAAGCGTCTTTTTTGTTGGAAGAGGAGACTATGGAAGTGCTGCTCTTACCTCTTCGGCGGCGGGATTTATGCGCGAGTGCGCTTTGTTGCGTTGGTGGGGACGCGACGGAAGAAGAGGAGGGGAAAATGGAGCAATTGACGCTTGCAGAAGCATCGGAGGAGTACAAGGCGTTTGTTGATAAATTCAAACCGAAACTGACAACGGACGATTGCTATACGCCGCCGAACATTTACGAAACGGTAAAAGAGTGGGTGTTCGAGCATTACAACCTTGATAAAAGCACGAAGGTAATTCGTCCATTTTATCCGGGCGGCGATTACGAACACGCAGAATATCCAGAAAACAGCATCGTCATCGACAACCCGCCATTCTCCATCCTCTCAAAAATAGAAAAGTTCTACCTTGCACGTGGCATCCGCTTTTTCTTGTTTGCACCCGGAACTGCTTGTTTCAAGCCGTACAACGGATTACATTGCGTATGCGTCGGCGGTCAAGTGACTTATCATAACGGCGCAAACGTCAACGCATCATTTGTGACAAACTTGGGGGGGCATTTGGTTGAGACTGCGCCGGACTTATACCGCAGAATAAAAACAGAAAACGAGAAAAACGTCAAAGCGCAGAAAAAACAACTTGACAAGCTGAAATTCCCGCCGCAAATCGCAACCGCCGCGCAACTCAACCAGCTTTCCGCGAAAGGACAATACTTCACGCTCGACGAGAAGGAAGTTTTTTTTACAAGAACGCTCGACAACGCAAAGAAAGGCGTTTTTGGGGCTTGCTTCCTGCTGTCGGAGAAGGCAGCAGCAGAAAGAGCAGCAGCAGAAAGAGCAGCAGCAGAAAGAGCAGCAGCAGAAAGAGCAGCAGCAGAAAGAGCAGCGAATGATGAAACGCTGTACATCACACTGTCCGAGCGAGAAAAGGAAATCATCAAAGGATTAGGAGGTGCGGCGGAAACGTGACGGACTTTGACCTCGACATCCCGGAAATCCACTTCCCGGACACAATCGAACTCGACGACGACATCGACTTCTCCGTCGCTGACTTCTCCATCGTAGACGAGGAAGCGCAGACGCGCATCATAAAGCCCAAGATGGCAAAGTCGGCAATCTACAACAAGGCAGATTTTCAGTATGCACGCGACCTTGCCGCAAAAATTTGTCTGGAACGCAACGCACGGACTACTTGCATCGTTCCGGGCAATTTCATTTTTGGCGACTTGCCGGAAGCCCTTGTGATGTATCGCGGCATCGACCTCAAAACCATCTACTGTTCCACGTTGTCGCTGTCGGAAAACAACGTAGACAGTTTCAAAAATCTGCTGCTTTTCCGCAACGTGGAGAAAATCAATCTGATGCTGTCCGGCTACTTCTACAGCCACTACAAAACGGATTTAATACCGTACTTGTACGAAGAACTGGACATCGACAACAAATTGCAAGTGGCGTTCACAAACACGCACATGAAAATTCTGCTGATGGAAACGCACAAGGGGAATCATTATGTGTTGACGGGGAGCGCGAATTTGCGGAGCGCGTCTTGCTTGGAGCAGTTCGACTTCGAGGAGAACGAGGAGCTTTTCAACTTCTACCGGGAAGCGTTCGACAATCTTATTGACAAGTATAAAACAATCGACTACACGAAACCAAAAATCGGAAGGGGGGAATAAAACATGGCAAGCGGTTCGGGGAAACTAAAAAACGGAAGTGTAACATATCATGCAGGGACATTAAAAGCAAGAACAAGACGCTTCCAGTACTACGAAAACGCCCCGAAAGGCTGGAAACTGTTAGAGGATGCACCAAACTATCCTATCGGGTATCGTTGGTATAGCAACGGCAAGAGCCTGTTTAGCGGAGAATACAAGCATGCTCTCGTAAAAGATAAGAGGTGATTAGATGGCAAGCGGTTCTGGCAAGGCAAGACTGCGCCTCAAAAACGGCGGGACGCTGAAAGGGCGCACACCCGCAATCAACAGACGGAGAAGCTATTACAGGGTAAACCGAGAGACGGGCGAAATCATGAGGTAATCATCAGGCGGTGAGTAAATGCCAACGGAACAGGAAACAAAACAGTATGCGCACGGGAAACATCCTAACAGCCTTGCGAATCTCAAAAAGGGAAAACGCTTCGGGAATGGCGAGGGTAATACGCTGAATGCGCGAGAAGAAAACAAAAAGTCCGTCGCAGTTCGGAACGGCAACAAGACATTGCGTGAATTTGCAATTGATTTTGCAGATAAGCCGATGAAAAACGGAATAACATTCAAGGAAGCGTACATCATGCGCCTTGCAAAAATGGCTGCCGATGGTAACCTTGCTGCTATGCAGTATTTTGCAAAACTCATCGGAGAAGACCCCGGCGACGTTGTAACCGTCAAAGCGCCGACGCTGTCCGAGGACGCGAAAGCTGACATCGACAAGCTGCTGAAAGAGACGCGGGGAGAAATAAAATGACGACGCTGACGCGGGATGAAGTGTGGAACATCTGGCGATACCATCCCGCCGCCGTCGGAAGAATGTGCGGATTCCGCGACCTGACGGATGAGCTTCACGGACGCTGGATGCAGCACATCATCTACGGAGCGGACGATTACACGCTTCAAGCGCATCGTCTATCCTACAAGTCTTCCTGCCTTTCCGTAGCGCTGGCAATGTGGTGCGTCCTCAACCACGGAAAAAACGCGATTTTTATGCGAAAAACCGACAGCGACGTTGTGGAGAGCATCGCACAGGCGAAAAAGGTATTCGCGAACGAGGCTTTTTGCTACATGGCGCAAATCCTCATGCAGCAGGACGTGACGCTGCTGAAATCGGGCGGCAACTGCATGACGGTGAGCGTGTACGATTCGCCGCGTGGTGCTGACCAGCTAATCGGCATCGGCTGCGGTTCGTCCATGACAGGCAAGCACGCGGATTTGATTGTATGTGATGACGTTGTAAACCTCAACGACCGCATCAGCCGCGCAGAACGAGAGCGCACCAAGGGCGTTATACAGGAGCTGCGCAACATCGTCACCCGCGACGGGCGCATTGTTTTCATCGGCACACCGTGGCACATCGAGGACGCGTTCACGCTTGTTGCGCCGCCGGAGAAGCACGACTGCTACACGACCGGGTTGATTGCACCGGAGAAGCTGGAAGAGCTGCGGAAATCAATGTCGCCGTCGCTGTTTGCCGCGAACTACGAGTTGCGTCACATCGCCGCCGAAAATGCGCTGTTCGACACGCCGCCGACGTTCACGCCGGACGCGGAAAAGCTGCGGGACGGCATCGCGCACGTTGATGCTGCATACGGCGGCGAGGACTACACCGCGCTGACGTGTGCCAAGAGGGACGGCGACACGCTGTACTTGTACGGGCGTTTGTGGCGCAAGCACGTTGACACGCTGATGGACGCACTGCAATCGGAGACGGAGCGCCTAATGTGCGCCCCGATTTACTGTGAGACAAACGGCGACAAGGGTTATTTGGCGCGGGAATTGCGCCGCCGCAATATGGCAGTACGCGCATACCCGGAGAAAATGAACAAGTACCTAAAAATCAGCACATACCTCAAAAAATGGTGGGGAAATATCGTGTTTTTGGAAGGCACAGACAGGGATTATATCGCGCAGATTATGGACTACACCGAGGACGCGGAGCATGACGACGCGCCGGACAGCGCCGCGTGCTGCTGCCGGATTCTCGACAGGAGCGGCGCGAGCTTATATGTTGGGGGGTGATACAGATGTTCACAAAAATCACGTGGCAGGACTGGCAGAACGAGCCGGATAAAGCAAAGGCAACGCTGGCGGTTATTGGTGCATACAAACGCAGCGAGGACTTCGACAAAGCTGGAATCGCGCAACGCTACTACGAGGCGCAGAACGATACTGTTTCCGCGAAAGTCGTGCTGCGAGCAACCACATCGGAATCGGAGCAAAAAACCGCCGACGGGAAAACAGTCAAGAAGAAGGGGACGGCGACGGAAGCAGTCCCCGGACAGCGCATTTACAGCGACTTTTTCCGCCGCTTTACAATGCAGCAGGCTAATTACCTGCTTGGCAATGGCGTAGAACTGGCAAACGACGCAATGAAGGTCAAGCTGGGCATCGGGTTCGATACGACGCTTGCGAAAATCGGACTATATGCGCTGGTGCATGGCGTGTGTTGGGGCTATTGGAATCTCGACCACGTTGAGATACTGCGAGCGTACACGGATAAAAACAGCGGATTTGTGGCGCTGCTGGACGAGCTGACGGGCGAACCGATGGTTGGGGTGCAGTTCTGGCAGATTGGCGACGACAAGCCGCTGATGGCGCGTGTATTCGAGCCGGACGGCGTGACGGTTTACAAAACGCGCGAGAACGCCTCTGATTTGGAGGTTGCGCAGGAGAAACGCGCCTACAAGCGGACATACGCGAGGGACATCACAGGCGAGCGCCTTGTGTCCGAGGAGAATTACAGCGCATTGCCGATTGTGCCGCTGTACGCGAACGACAAAAAGCAGACGGAGCTGACGCTTGCAATCCGTTCCAAAATCGACTTGTACGACATCGTTCTTTCCGACTTTGGAAACAATCTGGAAAAGGCGAACGATGTTTACTGGGTGCTGAATAATTTCGGGGGCAACTTCGACGAGGTTGCGCTGATGCTGGAACAGATTCACCGCCTGAAAGCAATCGCAAACATTTCCGACGGCACGTCATCCAGCACAGTAACGCCGGAAACGTTTGAAGTCCCGTATGCCGCGCGCCAAACCGCACTGGAACTGCTGGAACGGCAGCTATACCGCGATTATATGGCGCTGGATGTGTCGGAGCTGACGGGCGGAAGCCTGACGAATGTTGCAATCCGGGCGAGCATGGCGAATCTGGACTTGAAGGCGAACGCCTACGAATGGCAGTGCTTTGATTTCGTGCAGAAACTTCTGCGGATTCTGGGCATCGAGACCGAAACAATCCGCTTCAAGCGTCAGACGATTGCCAACGAGAGCGAAATTATCCAGAACATCTACACCGCGCAGGGCGATTTGGACAAGGAGACGCGATTGAAGCTGAACCCGATGATTCTGTCGGAGGAAATCGACGACATCATGAAGCGTGGGGAGGAAGAATCGCTCCTTGGCATCCGCATGGCGCAACAGGCGATGCAGAAGACAGACGAGGAGGAAGAAGATGCTGTATCTGATGGTGATTCTTCAAGTGCTGGCGGCAAATAACGTCATCGTTCCGGGCTGGCTCTTGTGCATCGGCTGGTGGATTGTAGCGGTTCGATTTGTCTTGCGCATCCTGATTGCATTTTTTGACGCTGGGGAGACGGGCAAGCCGTGACGGACGTGGAGCGCAACGATTTGCGCGAAGCCGCACTGCAAATGCGCATAAAGGCGATGTACCAAGAGGCGCTTGATATCGCCACGGAGCGCCTGAAAGACTTCTTGCGGAAAAAGCAACAAGTGGACGATGGCAAGATAAAGCCGCCCGCGTACTACGACACGCCGGAAAAGGTAGAGCGGTGGAAAGCGGGTTTTGTCCGCGAACTCATCCGCCAATATCGCGTGGAAGAAGTCATCATGGAGGAAATCTGCAAGGCAGGGAAACGGGCAACCGACGACATCCGGAACACGATGGGCGACGTGTACGCCGACAGCTTGGGAGAGGCGCAAACCGTCATTGAGGCGCAAGCAGACCGCGCGGGTATCAAGGTGTCATTCGCGCAGCCAAACAAACGAGAAATCAAGGCGATTTTCGCCGCGAACGAGACAGCGTTCACAAAGCTGGCGTACAAGAATCTGGGGCAGAACACCGAAATTCGCCACAAGCTGCAAAACGCGCTGGCGCTTTCGTCCACGCTGGGCGAGGACAGGAAGAAGCTGATGAACCGCATCAGCGACATCACAGGGCAGAGCGAGTGGCAAGCGCGGCGCGTGGCGCAGACGGAACGGACACGCTCACAAAGTCAAGCGAGTTACGCCGCGTCACAGGAAGCCGCAGACCAAGGTGTAACGGTTTACAACAAGTGGTTCTGCCGCTTCCAGAACAGCCGTGAAGCGCATATGGCGCGACATGGCAAGATGGCGAAGCAGGGAGAATGCTTCCCGAACAGCAACATCCGCTTTCCGGGCGACCCGAACGGCAGCGCAGCGGAAACAATCAATTGCTACTGCATGATTATGCCGAAAGTCATCCTGTCCACCGAGTATGTGGACGCAGACGGCAACATCCGAAAGAAGGAAAAGAAATGAGCGGGTTTGTAGACCACACGCCGGAAATCAATCAGAAGCTGGAACGTGCGATGGAAATCGGGCTTTTGGCTATTGGGCAAGAAGCTGTCGGCATGGTACGCGAGAAGATGGTGACAGGCTATGAGCATAAGGTCTACGACACGGGCAACCTTGCACGAAGCATCACCGCCGACATCGACCCCGATAACAACAGCGTAACCATCGGCACAAACGTTGAGTACGCGCATTATGTACACGATGGACACGCCGGGCACGCCGTTTTCTTCCCAAAACTGGGGGATAAAGGCGAGTTCCGCGTTATGCCGGGAGGATATACCCCCGGCAGACCGTTCATGATGGACACATTCGCGGATTCCGCAAACGCGGAACGCCTTGTGGACATCATGGCGGACGTAATCAAGCAGAATATGGACTAATAACAGCAACATCAGCGCATGGCAAAGCACCGCCGTGCGCTGTTTGCATATAAGCGGGAAAGCAAAGCACCGCATTTCCGCAAACAATCAAAGGCGCAAAGCACCGCGCCCCGAAGCAAAGGAGATTGAACCATGAATATCCTCACCCGAAAAACCCTGAAAACCCTGAATGTGCCTGATGAAGCGATTGACGCGATTGTGGAAGCCCACAGCGACGCAATCAACGACATCAAGGCGGAGCGTGACAAGTACGCGGAAGAGGCGAAGCAGATTGCGACGCTGACCACGGAGCGTGACACGCTCAAGCAGCAGCTTGCCGACGCGAAGAAGAGCGGCGGCGACGCGCAGAAGATTCAGGAGGCGTTCGATGCCTACAAGCAGCAGGTGGAGACGGAAAAGAAAACCGCGACGCTGACAACCGCCGCGAGAAAGCTGCTGACCAGCAAGGGGATGCAGGAGAAACTTGCTGACCTCGTGATGGCAAAGCGCGGACTGGATGGCATCGAACTCGACGACAAGGGCGCAATCAAGGATGGCGACAAGCTGATTGACGCGCTCAAGGGCGAGTATGGCGACCTTTTCTCCACGCAGCAGCAGCAGGGTACACCTACCACAACCCCGCCGAGCGGCGGCAATGCCACGCACGGCAGCGGACGCGCCGCAGCACTGGCGGCGAAGTACGCACAAGATATGTATGGCGCAGTTGCGCCGGAAGGAGCAAATAAATGAGCTTTACCAGCAAGGCAACCGGGACTGTTTACCAGCCCGGTTATTTCCTCGAAAACGCGGAAGATGCAATCCGCGAAACCAAGCAGATTAAGCAGTCGGACGCTACCACCGCCGAAAACGGCGCGAAGTACGTCAAGATGGGGACTGTTTACCCAGCGAATGACGGCACTGCCGTCGGCATCGTGTACGAGGACGTGGACGTTACCAGCGGCGATATGCCCGGCAGCGTCGTGACGCGCGGCACGGTTTACGAGAGCCGTCTCCCCGCCGAAATCAATAGCACCGCCAAGAGCGCGCTGACGGCAAAGGGCTTCTACTTCATCGCCGCCGAAGCCGCGACGGTGCGCCCGTACTGACGAAAGGAGAATACTATGCAGATTCCGTCTTTTGAGAACAATATTTTCGGTCTCATTCCAAAGGAGGAGTGGCTGGATGTTGGCTTTAACGTCAGCCGCCCGAACGACCCGGTGGACGCGCTGTTCCCCGACGAATACAGCGAAAACCTTGTTGCAAAGTGGCAGGAGATTGCCAACCAGTACCAGCTTCCCGTGATGGCTGACTTCCACAGCTTCGATAGCCGGACGAACATCGCCACCCGTATTCCCGTTGACACGCACAGCATCGAAAAGGGACTGATTAAGGTTAAGATTAACCAGTCCGAGCGTATGCGTGCACTGCTGCGTTCCGGCGTGCAGAACGACGCCATGTATGATTATGTTATCCGTGACGGCATCATGCTTGCCGACCAAGTTGTGACGCGCACCAAGGTTGCCAAGAACGAGGTTCTGGCAACCGGCAAGATGACTATCAAGGAAAACAATCTCGACCTGACCATCGACTACGGCGTGAAGCCGGAGCAGACGGAATTCACGTTCGACTTCAGCGAGGACGCGGACATTCCTGCACAGATTCAGTTCGTGGTAGACACCGCGCTGGACGCTGGCACGACGCTGGACACCATCGTAACGAGCCGCAAGGTTATCAACAAGATTCGCGCGAACAGCGCAGTACAGAAGCGCATCAACGGCACTTTGAGCGAGGGCGCGTATGTAAGCAATGCCGCGCTGAATACGTTCTTCTCCACGGAGTACGGCATCAACCGCGTTATTACCAACGATTTGCAGTACGCCATTGATGGCGGCATCGGCGCGGACGGGCGACCGATTCGCACGACCAAGCGCTATTTCCCGCAGAACAAGATGACGTTCCTCGGCACTGGCAGCGCCATGACGCGCATCGGCGCGGGTTTGTGGGGACAGACCCCGGAAGAAACGGTCAACACCGCAAACACCGGGCTTAATGTCAATCAGTCCGGTCAGCACCGCTATGTCATGGTGTCGCAGTGGGTGGAGAACGACCCCGTTGTTCTTTGGACGCGGGCATCCGGATTGTTCATGCCTGTTATCTTCAACCCGCAGAGCATCTGGATTGCAACCATCACGGACGCGGCGACGGGACAGTTGACGGTTTCCTCTGCCGCTGGCACGGGCAAGGGCAACACGAAGCTGACTGTCAGCCCCGCGAAGGAATCCAGCTCCAACCTGTACAAGGTTAAGTCCGGCACGACCGCGCCGTCTGCGACCTATGGGCAGAATGTGCGCACTTGGAGCAACTGGGACGGCACGTCTGACCTTGCCATTGCTACCGGGCAGAAGGTGACGGTTGCGGAATGCACCAGCGACTACCGCGTGATTCGCTCCGGCAGCGCGACGGTGATGGCGGCGACCTAATGGAGGTGGAAACATGGCTGTGACGCTGGAAATGGCAATGCGCGAGTGTAACAACTTTTTTGAGCGTTGCAAGTACACGGGAGAGATTCGCATTTTGGGCGGTAAAATCGTTCCTGATGTAGGTTCGCCCTATGTATACATCAGCGGCAGCGCGCGGAACGACGGCGTTCACAGCCTTGTTTCTGGCGCAATGGAGGATGCGGACGGGGAGGAAACTTTCGACGGCACGTTGTGGTTTCTGTACCCGCCGCGCCCGTTTGTTGAGATTGCAAAAGAGTGCGCGGAGTACGAGACGAAAAACCCAACGGGGGCATACACCTCGGAATCGTTCGGGCATTACAGCTATTCGCGGGCGACTGGCAGCAACGGCGTTGTGACGTGGCAAGCGGCATTCGCGGACAAGCTGCGCCCGTATCGGCACATGTACACGGAGGTGGGCTGATGGCGTGGACTGATTTTCTGGATGACGCTTGCATCGTCGACAAGCGCACGGAATCCGACGGCATGGGCGGCATCGTTGTCACATGGACAGATGGCGCGCCGTTCCGCGCTGGATTCATCCGCAACAGCAGCACGGAAGCCCGGATTGCATACCAGAACGGAATCCGCGAACTCTTCACCATCGTGTTTTCCGATATGCTGGAACTGCTTCCGAACGACCGCGTGAAGCGGATTTCCGACGGCAAGGTCTTCCGCATCACGTCCGACGCGCGGGATATGACAACGCCGGAGCAGAGCGATATGCACTTCCGCGAGGCGGACGCGGAGGTGGTGACTGCGTGATTGACTTGCAGCGGAAACTATACAAGTTTTGGAGCAGCTTCACCTACGAGGGCAAGCCAATCCCTGCATACGTCGAGGATGCAGTGCCGGAGGAAGCGTCTTTTCCCTATTTCGCGTTTCAAGTGCAAGAGGGGGACGCCTTCGGAAAATCTACAATGATTTGCACGCTGTGCTGTCAGGCGGAAAACGGCAGCAACGTAAACTTGCAGCGTGCGGCAATCCTTGACGAGGTTCGCCGCGCTATTCCGCCGGAGGGAACTGCAATCTATTGCGACGATGGCTTTATCACCCTGTACCGCAATAATAGCAACTTTTTCCGCCTCGAAGTGGACACGACGCTCAAAAGCGTCTGCTATGGGCGGATTTACTATGAAATCGTGACTTACTACACCTAACAGGAGGTAACAAAATGACGACTGGGCTTCGGGCAAGTACATTTGAGAATCTGCAGCTCAATGCCGGGATGTTTCTCGCCAATTTTGACTATTCCACCGCCACGGACGCGGCGACGCTGGGCGCGCTGCTGAAAACGGAGCGCGAAAAGACAAGCGGCTCTGCGCTGATTGGCGCAACGCGCGGCGGCGGCACGTTCGTCTGCACGCCCAACACGCGCAGCATCGAAGCGGACGGCAAGCGCGAGGAATGGAAAGGCAGCAGCGTCAACGATGGCTGGACTATCAAGCTGACGACTACCCTGCTGGAAATCAACGCCACCAACCTTAAGCGTTCTTTCGGCACTGCCGACGTGACGGACACGGAGAAGAAGCACACAATCAAGATTCGCACCGACATTAAGGATGCGGATTATATTGATAGCCTTGTCTGGGTGGGCGACACCTCGAAGGGCTATGTGCTGATTGCCATCAAAAACGCGCTGAACACGGCGGGCGCAACGCTGACGTGGACGGACAAGGGCGAGGGCACTATTCCGGTGGAGTTTACCGCGCATCAGGACGGGCTGGAAACCGACGGATATGCCCCTTGCGAGGTTATTTTCTTCGACCCCGCCGCTTAATAACACGCGGCAGGGTTCGCGCCCTGCCGCACTTTCGTGAATTTTGAGGAGGAAAACGCATGAATACCGCAACCGCATTTGAGCAGATGGCGAACGCCATTCCGTACATCGATAAGCTGGTAAACAGCAAGGAAATGAAAGCCTTTGTTGAAGAAAAGAGCAAGGGCGACGTTGTCGGGCGCGACATCCTGATGAAGATGCTGCCGATTTTGTACGCCAAGCATCCGAAGGAAACGATGGGGATTCTCGGCGCGATGCACGGCAAGACGGCGGAGGAAGTCGCAGAAATGGACTTCACGGAAACCGCCGCCATGATGGACAAGGACACGCTCGATTCGCTGTTTGCTTTTTTTACCTTTGCGCTTCGTCTGGGGTGCATCATGTAATCCCTGTGCTGTACAAGTACCGCCCGCAAAACGTTCACGCGCTGGGGGTGCTTCTGGCGCACGAAACGCAGGAGGAAGCAAAACGTTGCTACATGGCTAATATGGCATGGATGACGGTGCTCGCTATTTCGTCGTTCGGCGGCGCGAATCTGGAAATCCCGTCATACAGCGACGTTTTCGGCGAAGAGAAGCACGAAACAAAGCAAAAAACAGCAGAGGAAATCTGCGACGACATTATAAACGGACTAATGGCGAAGGGAGGTGCAGAAGATGGCGGAAGCATTTGAGTTGTACGCAAGTTTTAAGATTGATACAAGCGGATACACACAGGAACTGAATAAAATCCGGCAGGAAATGGAGCAGTTTCAGCAGGAACTTAACAGCCTTGCTATTCATCCGACGTTTGACGGCGGACGTTTTCGGACGGAATTGCAGCAAGCGCAGCAGCAGTCCACGCAGGCGACGGAAGAAATCAAGCGTTTGCAGCAGCAAATCCAGTCTTTGCAGCAAGCCGCAGACGGCGGCGGTTCTGGCGATTCGGGCGGCGGTGTGCTGAGCGGATTTTTGAGCCGCCTTGATGTGATTGGCGATATTGCAAGCGGGCAGTTCCTTGCTAACATGGCAGTGAACGGCATAAACAGCATTATCGACGGCATCACGGGTTCGATTGACGAATCAATCGGACTTGCGTCCGACCTTGTGGAGACGCAGAACGTTGTGGACGTGACGTTTGAAGATTCCGCGTCCACCATCAACAAGTGGGCGCAGGAGGCGCTGAACGCCTACGGCATCACGGAAACCAAGGCGAAACAGTATTCGTCTACACTGGGCGCTATGCTGAAATCCATGGGCATTGCCGATGACCAAGTTCTCCAAATGTCAATGGATATGGCGGGTCTGGCGGCGGATATGGCGTCATTCTACAACCTCGACCACGATACGGCATTTGAGAAAATCCGCTCCGGCATCTCCGGGGAAACAGAACCGTTGATTTTAGCGGCTTAACGGAGGAATCCGTTTTGAAACTGCTGGTGAACGCAAGCAAAAGCGGTGTGCATGAAAATGCGCTAACGGTAAAACTCTAAACTTGCCAATTGCAAGCACGACAATACCGTGCCAAGCCGTCACGGACGGAAGGTGTAACGACTAATTGTAGCGTCGGGATTAGCACGACGCGAAGTGCCAGCCGCCCCCCGAAAGGGTGAAGAGATAGTCTAATCCCCTCCAAAATATCGGGAAACCGAGGGTATAAATGTAAAATCTTTGGGCATCAATATGTCCGTTGCGAACCTGAACGCCTTTGCCCTCGAAAAGGGCATGAATAAGGCGTTTGATAAAATGTCGCAGGCGGAACAGGCGACGCTGCGCTATCAGTATCTTCTGGAAGCCACGAAGGACGCGCAGGGTGACTTTGCGCGAACCGGGGACAGCTTTTCAAACGAAATGCGCAAGCTGCAAACGAACCTTGACCGCATCAAGACGGAGTTCGGCAAGGGGCTGCTGGGCGTTGTAACGCCCGCGATTTCGCTGCTCAACAACGTGCTGTCGGATAAATCGTACCAGCAAACGGCAATCGAGAAAATCTATTCCGAGCGGGACGAATCACTGTTTGACGCAGAAGTGGCATACCAGCGTTCGCTCACAATCGTTGATTCCATGCGGAGTATAGAGGATGAGAGCGGCGACGCAGTAAAATCCACGGAGGAATGGCGCGCCGCGCTGGAGGCCTTGAAAGACGTTATGCCGGGGTTGTCACAGTACGTCGACCTTACAACGGATGCAATCATCGGCAACGATGAAGCCATACAGAATTACGTTGACACATTGCATGGAGTAACGAAATACAACAGCTACGAACAAGCGGAATCCGATGCGCAGAAAAGATATGATGATTTGCAGACGCAAATCGCGGAGAAAGAAGCGGATATTGCCAAAAGGGAATTGCTCATTCAAAGCAGCGACGAACTACAAAAACTATACGACAAGCGCGTAGAAGACGCATGGCGCACATACGCACAACGATATGGCTACGAGCCTGACTACCAAACGGCTCGTAATATGCCAGCAAGCGATGTGAGAAGTTATGGCTATGCTGTTGGCAAGGAAAATCCGTATAGCAATGTGTTAGGACTTGCATCAGGACTTAACGCTGAGCAGGTTTACTATTTCGACCTTTTCCGCAACGCACAGACAGCCGCGAAAGACCCGCTTGCACAAGAAAAAGCGGAGCTTGAAAGCGAAAAGGAAGAACTTGCAGAGCTTGTTCCGCAAGCCGAAGCAGCAGCAGTCGCACTGGACGATGTAAAGAAAAGCCGGGAGGAATATGTAAATAGCCCAGAAGGGCGCAAGGCAAAACTAAATTCCGACTTCAAAGCCGCCGTTGACGCAGAGAAGAAAGCGCTCGAAGACCTAAAGACCGCGCTGAAAGACGTGGATACCTACCGCGCGGACACGCTGAAAAAGGCGCAGGAAGCTTACAAGGGCGTTGCGTCGGGCATGGGCTACATGGTAACGCACACGCAGGAGGAAATGAAGAAGCTCCTCGATACCGATTACAGCAAGGAAAATGTGCTTAGTTGGTACGGGACGAATGCGGATGCGCTACACGCCTACAATGATGCTTTGCAGCAAGCCGAAGCGTCTGGCGTTGACGTTGGCATCTTGTCAGGGCTTACTACATACTCCCGCGATAACGATGCGTACCTTTCGCGTCTGCTGAACCTAACGCCGGAAGAAATCAAGCAGCTAAATGCAGACTACCAGCGCGCCCGCGACGAAGAAAACGCGATGGCGGAAACCAAAACGCGGTATACGCTGGCGGACGATGAGACGTATCAGGCGATGCTGGAAACCGTGCAAAAGTCGCTCGAAGCGTTTGAGCAAAAGGACGAAATCGCGGCATACATGGCGGAAAATAACAACTCGTTATTAGCTGGCATTGACAAGATGCGCAAGACGCTGGAAGCGGAAATCCCCGGCATAAACGCGCTTCTCGAACAGTTGGGGTTCAAGCAGATTGATTATAAAATAAAAGATAAACCGTGGGTTCATGACTATGGTGGGGCGCGTGCTGGCTATGCTGACCTGTTCGCCGACGTTGCAAAAGATAAAAACGCCTTTAATAAAGACGAAGCAAAAGCGCTACATGCGATAAAGGCAAGAGCGCGAAGCGGTTATGCGGACATGATTGAAGATGGGCTAATGCCCGACGACATCAAAGCCCGCGCGCAACGGTGGAATCGGCTCGTCGAAATGAAGACGCAGGAAATGAACGACATCGTTGACATTTTGGAACAGCGCATGGAGGAAAACCAGAGTCAGCGGGAAGCCGAAGAAGCGGAGCAGTGGAACAATCGAGCAACAAAAGATATGCCGCCACTATATATGATGGACACGATTATTGCCAACGCAGCGCACCCTAAATTTGTGCCGAATACATACATCGGCGCACCTTCGAGCGAACAGCAAGAAAAAACAACGGGCGGCAATGTTTTCTCCGCCATCGAAAGCGCCATTGACGCAGCAAAAGAAATCGAAAGTAGAACGATACAGGAAGATTTTGTAACGCAGTCTATTTTCAATGCGCTTGGAGAAATGATGGAGAATTACAAGGAAAGCCTAAGAAACAATAGCGCACCCAACATTTTTAGCAATAGCGACGGCGTTCTCTTCGTTCAAGTTACAAACCCGGACGAAATTGCGAACGCGGTTTCCGGGCTTCCGCCAACAACCATCAATAACACATTCAGCGTGGACGGCAAAACCGTCGCAACGGAGGTTGCTCCCATTGTTAACAAGATAATCGGCAGGGGCATCCGTGGAAATCTGATGGAGGTGGCGCGATAAATGGTAACACGATACCGCGCGTGGATGGGTGAGGAAGCGCTGGAAGACCTCGACCCGTCCATTATCATCATCGACATTTCGGAGGACGCGCCGAAGGAAGCCGTGACAACCGAAGCACGCCCCGGCGGGGGAATGTACCTCACCGGGCAGCTTCGGCAGTCCATCACGGTAACAATCGCCGTGGAAATCCACGAAGCAAACACCATCCACAGGCAGCTTGTCCTCGGTAAAATCATGCGCTGGGGCAGCGGTGGACAGTACCTGCGCACGTCATACCGCCCGGGACAGCGGTTGTACATCGACAGCATCGAGGCGGCGAGTGTTTCCGCGCTCAAGTGGACGGACACGCTGGAAATCAAGCTGACGGCATATCAGCGTCCGTGGTGGGAGGAAGCAACTGTTTCCAAAATGGAAACAGTTGAAGCAAGCAAAAGTGGCATCCTGACGGTTTACAACCGCGGGGAAATGCCCTGCCCACTGGAAGCCGTTTTTGTGGCAATCGACACGCTTACAAGCATTGCAATCAGTTGCGGCAACGAAAAAATCGCGCTGACGAACATCAACGTGAAAACAGGCGAGGAAATCCGCATAGGACACGACGATAACGGCATCCAGCAAATCACGGCGGCAGGGCAATCCGCAATGGGCAACCGAAACGGACAGTCTGCCGACGAAATCACGCTAAAGCCCGGAATCAATAAGGTGTCGTTCAGCGGCGACGGGCTTTTGTCGCTGACGGTCACAGCGAGGGGGCGGAAATATTAACTACAAAGCATATGGCACACCGCAGGAAGTAACCCTAACGTCCAAAATAAAATGCCGTCTTGAGGTAAACCCTGATGTGGGAAATCCCACTGGTTGGCAGATGGAGGTCGGCTATCCAACAATCGGGAGAACAAAGGTCACTTTTCCGGTTGTTCTTCCAGCCGACGCAGTAATCACCTCCGCACGAGTACACGCAGATTTTCGGCGCGACCTTTGGGGCAATCAACAAAAACAAGACGTAAACGACGTCCATGTTGACGAGGCTGGATTTTCGTCCATCACGCTTCCAGACGGAGCAAGTACAACATCGTTTGTTGCAATACTCTCTTTCCAAATGTGGAAAAAGATTTACACAGACAGCGACGAACGAACGTTTAACGTAGACGTCCGCGACATCTACCTCACAATCGACTATGTTTCCGGCATCATCCCCGACCCGGACGCAAGCAAGGCATACACCAACAACGTGCGTTTGCCGCGTCTGCTGGACAAAAATCTGCGGGAAATCAAGCGCTTGCGCCCTTCTTCGCTGTCTCTATCGCTAACAATCGACGATATTTCCACCGCAAGCATGACGCTCGTGGATGGCACATGGATGGACGCAACGCAGTTTGTGGAGCTGTACCACATCGGCGGCAGCGTCGGCATCTTCCGCTTGCGCTCGGACACACAGACATACAGAAATTACGCAACGCAGGAAATCAACCTCGACCACGCTATTTCCACGCTGATGGACGGGCTTCTTCCGGAGCAGCTAAAAATCGGCAGTGCATCCGTTGATGCGGTTGATGTTCTGGCGCAGCTTCTCACCTACCAGCCGGAGACGCGCTGGCAGATGGGAACGTGCGAGTTATCGCAACACCTCACATACGATTTCGACGCAGGAACGAACATTTGGACAGCAATCAACAACGTCAAGGACTTGTCTCCCGCTGAAATGATGTGGCAGTACGACTTTTCCACACATCCATGGACGCTCAACCTCGTTAACATGCCAAATACCGTCTCCTGCGAGGCGCGTTTTAACGGCGCGCTAACCAGCGCAACGGTCAGCACCGACCGCGACGACCTTGTAACCCGTATGTACGCATACGGCAAAAACGGCATCACCGTTGGCACGGTAAACGACGGCAAGGACTACATCGACGCGGACACCATCGACGAGTGGGGCATCGTGTGCGGAAAGTACTCCGATAACAGCATCACGGACAAAGAGACGCTGCTGGAAAACGCGAAGAAGGAACTGGCGAAGAAGAAAACCCCGCCAATTTCCATCGACGTTTCCCTCGTGGAGCTTTCCGCCATCACGGGATTACCCTACGACCATTTCCGGCTGGGGAGCATCTGCCGGGTTGCAATGCCTAAATTCGGGCGCTGCTATGATGAGCGCATCCTGACACTTAACGCGGACAACGTGCTGCTTGAGCCGCAAAAGGTACAAGTCACCATGTCAACGGAGGGCAAGAGCGTCAGCGGCATCATCGAGGCGCTGGGCGGCAAGAGTGGACTTATTTCCGCCGGAACGGAATAAGGAGGACGCATGAATGAGTTAAATTATACTTGCAACTTGTCTGCTGGGTTGCGGATGACACCGCTCAAAGCGGCGCTCGTGCAAGGCGAAGCAAACGCCCACACACTGAAAATCGCGTTTGAGAAGGACGGCGCGCCGTACAGCATGGATTCGGGCGCAACGATTGTCGGCAGCTTTATCAGGCTGGATAGCGTCGCAAGCACGGACGAAAACCCGACGATTCTTTTGCAAGGCGCAGTCAGCGACGGCGTGGCATCCGTGACGCTTTCCGCTGCTTGCTATGCTGTTGTTGGGCGCTTCCGCCTGATGGTCACGGCGACGGTCGGCGAGGACACGACGGCTATCTTGTGGCTTGAGGGACGCGTCGCGGCGGGGGCAACCGGGACGGTGTACGACCCGGATAACGTCATTCCCGACATTACAACGGTGCTTGCAAAAGTGGAAGACTGCAAAAACGCAGCGGCAAGCGCGAATGCAGCGGCAGAAAGCGCAACATCCGCAGCGCAGCAGTTTCTGGGGAAGTACATCACGGACGAGGAAAAATTGTTACTGCTGGAACTGCTGCAAATGGCGGCGTATCGCTCAAACACTGCTGCACAAAATTATAGCAAACTATATGCAGCGTGGAAGGACGATGTATCAGCGCTTGAGGCACAGCGTCCGCGAATCGTTAGCGTTGAAGCGGACAAAACGACAATCGCCGTCGGAGAAAGCGTGACGTTCACGGTGACGCAGAAGAACGCGGCATCAATCCGCTTCCTTGTGGACGGCGCAGTAAACGAGCGAAGCTATGACGTTCAGCAGGAAACGATAACATTCACAAAGCAGTTTCAATTTACCGGGAGCGGAACGCGGATTGTTGCATTCCAGGCGGTTGACGCGAGCAGCAACGTCGGACTGGAATCGGATAGTATCATCATCACAATTAAGGAGGCGGCACAAAATGGCGTGGAATCTAATCCGCAGGAATAACGGCGAGACTATCCACACGGACTATGTTGAGTGGATGTTGGATAACGCCGCCGACATCTCCAATGGCACAGAACCGGGGAAGTCTGGAAGCATCGGCAGTCTGGCGTACACCGCCGGGTTCGGCTCGATGTGGCAGAAGGACGCGCAGGGCGCGTGGGTGAAATTGGGAGGTGGCAACTAATGGTTGATGCAAGCACGATTGGTGTGATTCAGGCGCTTTACGGCACAGGCGCAAACGGTGGGATTCCTACGCCGCTGGTGACGGACAAGACGCTGGCGCTGGAGAACCGCGCGGCGGACGCGAAAGCTGCTGGCGACGCTATCCGCGCGGTCACGAATACCGCCAACACGCTTTCCGCGCGCGCGAATGTGTTATCTGGCAGTGTGTCCGGCGCGTCGATTACTGCGACGGATTCTTTCGCCGCGCCTTTTGTCGGACTGCGTGTCTGCGGCAAAAGCACGCAGGACGGCACGCCGCTCCCGACTGCGCCCGTGCCGATTGTCAGCGCGGGTGACGGCGGAACGGTGACGGTCACGGTGTCGGACGGCGCGAACAAATCGCAGACGCTGACGCTGCAAACGCCGAACGCACTGCCGGGCATCCCGGTTTCCTCCGGCGGGAACTACACGGATGAAAGCGGGCAGCATTGGGTGTGCGATGAAGTGGATTTAGCGCGCGGGGTGCGCGTGCAGCGCATCACCAAAGTCAAACTGACATCTTCGATGAAATGGACGAAGGCTGGAAACAATGTTGACCGCTATTTTTGCACGTTCGACGGCGTCGATGCAGCAGGAACATTCTGCACGCATTTCAGTGCTGCCATCAACGGTGAAACCGTAGGCGGCATTGCTACCAGCAGCAGCAATATCATCGGTTTCGCTTACGCGGAAAGGGGCACGACGACCGTTTCCGACTTCAAAGCATTCCTTGATGCGAACGAGGTATATATCTATGTACCGCTTGCAACACCCGTTGAAACCGCCCTTTCCGCTGCTGAAATTGCCGCGTACAAAGCGCTGACCACCTACGCCCCGACGACTACCATCAGCGTTACTGATGGCGCTGGCGCAGAAATGAAGTATCAGCGCGACGTGAATATCGTAATCAAAAATCTTGAGGATGCGATTGCGTCCATGACGCAAAATTAAGGAGGTATCTTTATGGCTATCAACAGTAAGGCACGGCACGATTTGACGCTGCGCGCAATCAAGCGCGAGATTTCCGCGGGGCGCGATGTGGCATTTTGGCTCGATAAGGCGTACACGCACCTTGACAACGGACTGTTTAATGAGGACGACATCGCGGAAGTCGAGAAGCTGGCGCAGGCGTACTATGATTCGCTGGACGCGGCGGAAAATGGTGGAGAAAACACAATCTAAGTTGCAATTGGTTGCAATTGGTTGCAAGTTAGTTGCAAGTTAGTTGCAAGTTAGTACCAAGTTAGTACCAAGTTTGAGGAGGTGTCATCATGCCCAAAATCGCAGTATCCGCCATTCTGGGCGACTTCCAGCGGATGCTTGACGAGCACTGGAAGTATACGGCTGGTGCAGCGGAGGCGGGGAACGTTGACTGCTCCGGCGCGTTTGTGTGGTCATATCGTCAGCACGGACAGCACATCTACCACGGAAGCAACCGAATTGCGCGGACGGAAATTGTTGAGCTTGTCCCAATCTCTGCCGCAAAGCCCGGAATGGCTGTTTTCAAGTGCCGGAATCCGGGTGATTCGCGGTATGCCTTGCCGTCTGGCTACAAGCAGGGCGGAAAATACTACAACGGCGATTTGAGGGATTTTTACCACATCGGGCTGATGGGTGAGGACGGCAAGGTTCTCAATGCGCAGAGCAGCGCAACGGGCTTCGTCGCTTCACCCGTCAAGTCGTGGACGTGTGCAGGATACCTCAAAAAAGTCGAATACAAGGAGGATACACCAATGGTGGATGATAGCAACGATGTTATTTGCGTCGGACTCGTGACAGCGCAGAGCGGCAGCACGGTCAATCTTCGCGCAGAGCCGAGCAAATCCGCAAAGGTGCTGGAAAAAGTTAAAATCGGCACTTCTGTCAACGTCATCGGGAATAGTGGCGGTTGGCTTCACGTCGAGACGGAGACGAATCAGGGCTACATGATGGAGGAGTTTGTCGATGTGGGTATTTCCAAAACGGAAACACCCACGTTCTCTGAGCTTGCGGAACGCATCGAAAAGCTGGAGGAACGCGTCACAGCGCTGGAAGGTGGTGTCGGCTGACATGGAAAACCTCACCACCGATAAACTGATTCTGGCGCTGGGCGTGATTCTCGTCCTGCTGGGAGCATACAATACATTTTACACCGCGCGAAAAAATGTGAGGGACGAACGCAAGCGACAGGAGCAGCCAACAAACACGCTTGCATCCAGCGTCGCTGACATCAATCGCAAGCTGGACACAGACAAGCGCCGCCTTGATGGGCACGAAGAGCGCATCGGCGGCTTGCGTGACGGACTGATGGTAACGTGCGCCGGAGTACAGGCACTTTTGGAGCATGAGTTACATAACGGCAACGCCGACGAAATGACGGCAGCAAGCAGGGAAATTGATAATTGGTTGAGGGGCAATGCCCTAAAGGGAGGAAATGCAAAATGAGTGAGAATTTGAAGCGCAAACTGACAAGCCGCAAGTTCTGGGCGGCAGTTGTATCCTTTGTAACCATGCTGATTATGGCGTTCGGCGTGGCGGATGAAACCGCAACACAGGTCGGCAGCATCATCATGGCGGGTGCTACGGTTATCGCCTACATCATCGGCGAGGGTATGACGGACGCGGCTGCGGTCGCCGATGGAAAGGATAAACCGAAGGAGTAACGCATGAGCCGCGAAGTCGTATGGACAAAAGCGGTTGTGGATGCTTTTGTGGATGAAGCCTGTTTGTCCGATGAAGAAGAACTGATTATCAGGTCGCGGGCGAAAGGCTGGACACGAACAAAGCAATCAATGCAGTACAATATGAGCATTCGCAAGATTGACTATATTATACACACGCTTAAAAACAAGTACGACGAGGCGCAAAAATACTCCGAGATTTTACCAAAGCGGAATACAAAGAAAGCCGGGACGTAATGTCCCGGTCTTTTTTTTGTTGTACACTATTCTTGCGCCTGACGCTTGCACTCAACGTCAAGTTCCGGATACACCCCAGCGATTTTCGCAAGGGTTTCGGTTTTTAGGCGATGGTACAACTCTTCCTTGCCGACAAGCCCGAAAAGGTCAATCAATTTGTCGTCATATTCACAGAGATTATGGCGAACAAAATTTACCATCCAGCGCTCCAGCGTCTCGGTGTTTGGGGTCGCCATATCCACATTGCCGTGTTCGAGAAACCATTCTTGCTTTGCGTTCAGCGTCGCCTCTTCCAGAACGGGCATATCCCAGCGCGTAACGTGGATGGAAGCAATGAGGTCATCGGCAATGACTTCGGCATTCTTGCGTTTCGTTTCGACGGCTTTTGCGGATGCCGCTTTCCGCGCGGCTGCTTTTGCCGCCAGCGCATGGAACTCCTGCGTCTCCATGACGGAACGCACATTAAGATTTTTCGCAAGTTTTTTGCGCTCTTTCCGCAAGCCACTGCGATACGGCAAGGCGAATGACCGCAGAATCACTCAGCCCGATTTTTTGCCCAATCTCTTTAATCTGCGCGTTCTGCTCGTGCGTCACAATGACGTTCTTAACGATTCTATTCCCATCTTTTTTTAACATTTTTTGTTCCTCTCAGTTTTATTTTTTATCCGCGTCGTCCAGCACCAAAATCCCGGTAATGCACGCGGAGAAGTTGCGGGTTTCCTCCCATGACACCATCTGCTCGACGGAATCAGATGTTGTACGTCTCGCCGCGGACGTTGAAGGTTTCGCCAATCTTGAAGGGCTGCACGGTATCTTCCGGCTTTTCTTCCTCTGCGCGGACGATTTCCGTGATTTCTGCGTAGGGATATTTCAAAACCAGCTCATCCCCAGCCATGCCCGTGAAGTTCTTCGGACCGCAGGAAAGCACCTTCATCGGGTGGTTCTTGTACCGTCCGATGCGGACGATGTAACCCGGCTTCACGTTCTCTCGACTATACTGTACGCCGCCCAGCGCGTCCATTGCGTCCTGATAGTAGCCCAGTTTGTCCAGTTCGATTTCGATGCGTTCCGCACAGTAGTCGATTTGTTTGGCATATCCTTCCGCATTTTCTGGAGACGTCTTTGAGTACAGTTCGCACATGTCGATGTTGCGCTTAAACTTGCGGATCGACGCTTCGCATTCTTCTATGCGGCGATTCAGAAACGCGCGGTCACGCATTTCCGGGCGGTCTGCCGTCTTTCGTGCAGTCTGCGCCCGATGACGATAGTATTCGGACTTATTAAATTCGTCGAAGCCCTTCTCGTACGCCGCGAACATCTTGTCCCGCTGACGGGTGAACTTCCGCCCTGCGCTGGTGTTGATATTGGGCTGCGTGAAGAAGGCAATATCGCCATGTCGGTCGTTGATGGGCTTCTGGAGAGCTTCGCCCTTTGCACAGGCGGCGTCCGCCTTGATTTCAAGGCGTTCGGCACGATGTTCGGCGCGTTCTGCCTTGCGTTCCTGCTGTTCGGCAAAGCTCAGGCGTTCGCCCTGCTCGCCACCGTCACCCAATCCGATGGACTGCGCCACACGTTCTGCGCGCCACAGATTCGGTTCTTTCGCGCGGCTAATCCAGCACCCGGAGCGACGACCCCAGAGGAACGCGCTCTTAATTTCAGAACGCTGTTCGTCCGTCAGTGCGTCGTATTCCGGCTTGTCGAAATGAAGCTCCAGCTTGCCGGTTTCGCGGTTGTGAATGTAATAGCTGATATCCACGTCCTACATCCTTTCTTGATTTGAAAACGTAGTATTATCCCCAGACGTGCTGCTGGACGTACTGCCCGCTGTCACGGTCAAAGTGCATCAGGGTTAAATCTACCCCGGTGCGCGCGCACTCCGCCACAAGCGCCGCCGTGCAGGCGGTCAGACCGGTTACATACACTACCAGTTTCCGCAGCCCAACGAACGCCTGAAGCCGGAGGAACACCTGAATGTCGCTATGGAGGTTGGCGACGTTTGGCGCTGGTCCATCGCAGGACGTGCCGATTCCGACGCGTTCCAGAAGGAACGTGCGGATTGTTTCCCTCATCGCCTCGAAGTCGAGAGGATTGACATCCCCCTCGAAGATATACTCCGCACAGGGCATCTCGTGACGCCCCTTAATAAGACCGACAGTAATAGTTTCCATATATATCTTCTTTCTGCCGGGCGTGTGCCCGACGGAGCATCAAAGCTCTGCAAGCCAGCGGGTTGCACCGAAGCCAAAGTCATGTTCCAACTCTTCACGCAGGCAGTACTGCTCTGCGTCCTCATCTGCCTCCAACCACTCCGTGTCATCCAGCAGTTCCGCTGGAACATTGCGGTCGTCGGTTAGGTACTGCTCCAGCTACATTTCTTGCCCCAGAATAGCCTCCTCCATGCCACTGTCGGGCTTCAGCATTTCATCCCAACTATCGAAGAATAAGGGGTCGCTGTTCGTTTCGACGCACACGCTTCCAGTCGCCGTGTCGAGGAGGATGTGCCCTCCTTCTTCCCAATTTCCCTCGTAGTCCTCTTAGTGGTACGCAGTCACGCGCCCCCTCCGATTCAAAATCGTCTTGTTCATACGTTACCTCTTTCTGTCCGGAGCTTTTATTTTGCACCGCCCCTTGACACTATGTATTATAGCACGAGTTGTGCAATTTGTCAACACCTTTTTTTAAGATTTTTCGCAAGTTTTTTTGCATCTTTCCAGCGCTTTGTCTGCATTTCCCAACCGTCCGAATCGCCTATACTATAATCAGTAGGAGGTGGTGCGGTGTATATCCACTACAACCCTAATCCGCGCGGCTTGCGCGTCGGGGATTGCGCCGTCCGCGCAGCATCCAAGGCGGCAGGGGAGACGTGGGGCAGCACCTATGCGGCGCTCTGTGCGCTGGGTTATGACTGCGGGGATATGCCTAACGCCAATCACGTCTGGGGACGGTACTTGCATGAGCGCGGATTCACGCGCCACGCCCTGCCGGATACTTGTCCAATCTGCTATACCGTCGCGGATTTCTGCCGTGAACATCCGCGCGGGGTGTACGTCCTCGGCATCGGCGACCACGTTGTGTGTGCCGTAGACGGGGACTGGTACGATGCATGGGATAGCGGCGCTGAAATACCAGCGTATTATTGGGAGAGGGAGGATTGATGTATGGCGTTTGGTTATCCACAGTATTATCCACAGATTCCGTATTATAACGCGCAGCAGACGGCAATGCCAGACCAGCTTGCGCAACTTCGAGCAGCACAGCAGCCGATGATGCAGCAGCAAGCGCAGCCGTCGAGCAACGGACTGATTTGGGTGCAGGGTGAAGCCGGAGCAAAGAGCTACCTTGTCGCCAACGGTTCAAGTGTTCTCTTGATGGACAGCGAGAAACAGACGTTTTACATCAAGTCAGCGGACGCGGCAGGAATGCCGTCTATGCGGACGTTTGACTATACGGAGCGCAACGCATCCGTAAAGCCATCCAGCAGCGCGCAGGACGCGCCGGAGTATGTGACGCGGGACGAACTCAACACGCTGACGAAACGCCTTGAACTGCTGGAAGGGCGCAAGAAAAAGGGGGTAGCGCAGGATGAACCCACTGTTTAACGCACTCGGCGGCGGGCAGATGCCCGGAGCTATTGGCGACTTCCAGCGTATGATGCAGCAGTTCCAGCAGTTCAAGGCGACGTTTCAGGGCGACCCGGAACAAGAGGTTCGCAAACTGATTGCATCCGGAAAAATCTCGCAAAACCAGCTTAACCAACTGCAACAGGCGGCGCAGATGTTGCAATCGTTCCTCGGTTCTTAACTTTGGCTATATTTGTTGCGCAACAATTTAGCATATACTTCAAATTCCGAAAGGAGAAAAAACATGAGTATGACCTCGGAACTCTCCGCTTCTGACGTGGCTCTGCTTTCCGGCAGAAACAGCAACCAGAACGGCGACGGCTTCTTCGGTGGCAATGGCGCATACTGGATTATCATCCTCTTCCTCTTCGTCTTCTGCGGGTGGGGCAATAATGGATGGGGTGGCTTTGGCAATCGCAACGGTGGACAGGGTTCTGTCATGGACGGTTACGTCCTCACCTCCGACTTCGCCAATATCGAGCGGAAAATCGACAACGTGAACAGCGGCTTGTGTGATGGATTCTATGCACAGGCGCAGCTCACCAATGGCGTACAGATGCAGATGGCTAACGGCTTCGCTCAAGCGGAACTCTCCCGCGCCAATCAGCAAACCGCGCTCATGCAGCAGCTTAACGCGATGCAGGCACAGGCGGCGGATTGCTGCTGCAAGACGCAGACGGCGATTCAGGGCGTGAACTACAACCTTGCCACTCAGGCTTGCGACACTCGCAACACCATTCAGAGCGGCGTTCGCGACATTTTGGACAACGCCAACGCTAACGCCCGAGCGGTGATTGACGCACTGACGGCACAGCGCATCGAGGCGAAGGACGAGAAGATTGCGGCGCAGAATCAGCAGATTTTCGGCTTGCAGCTCGCCGCGTCTCAGGCAGCACAGAACCAGTATCTGGTGAATACGATTCGTCCTTGCCCTGTTCCGGCGTACACGGTAGCCAATCCGTTCTGTTGCAATCAGGCGCAGTATTGCGCTGGTTAAGCTCCAGACAGCTTCCTGCTGCCTGTGCAGGATGAGCCGATAAACGGCAACTGAAAAGCGGCGGGGCGTTGATTGATTCGCGCCCTGCCGCTGAAAGGAGAAAAATCATGGCTGAATATACTGCGGCGGCGGCTCAAACCGTCGCCAATGGCAACAACGTCCTTTTTACTGCCACGCCCGTCTGCGCAACGCGCTGCATCGTCCATCGTGAGGGGTCAGGCATCGTGACACTGCGGGGCATCACAAACGGACAGTGCCGCGCACGTTTCCGCGTCAATTTTGGCGGCAATATCGCAATTCCGACGGGCGGCACTGCCGGAGCAATCTCTGTTGCGCTCGCAATTGCGGGTGAGGTGCTTCCGGCTTCTACCGCCATCGTCACCCCTGCGGCAGCGGCGCAGTACCAGAACGTCAGCGTCGATACCTTTGTTGATGTTCCGGCGGGGTGCTGCACGACCATCAGCGTCAAGAATACCGCTGGCGTGGATATTGACGTGCAGAACGCAAACCTGATTGTCACGCGGGTTGCGTGAGGAAAGGAGAAACGCAATGAAATATCTTCACGAACTTAAAGAAAAACTCTGCGAAGAGCTGCAAGAGATTGCGGAGAAGCAGGACATGTCTGCTGGCGACCTCGAAGCCGTTCACAAGCTGACAGACACCATCAAAAACATCGACAAGATTGAGATGCTGGAAGCGGACGGATACAGCAATAACGGCGGCGACTGGGAAGCGCGTGGCAGCTATGACGGTATGTATCGCGATGACCGATACAGCCGCCGTGGGCGCGATATGCGCGGGCGGTACAGCCGCCACGACGGCACGGACAAGCGCCTGATGGACGAGCTGGAAGAGCTGATGCGTACCATCGAGCCGGGAAAGCGTGACGTGATTCGGCGGGCGCTTGAAGAACTGAAAGAAGCATAACGGAAGGGGGGGCTGGCTGCGTGGTTACGTTGACGTGGATTGATGGGCAGATTGAGAAGGCAATCGAAGAGGGCAACAATCCGCAGAACATCCGCGATTTGGCAGCGTTGATTACGGTGCGTGAGTACCTCGCCACGCGGTCAGCCCCGAAAGCCGATGCACAGAGTGTGCAGGAATCCGCCGATGACAAAAAGCGCCGGGATGCGGTTGTCCTCATGACGCACAGCGCAGACTTGGATACCGTGCCGACAATCCAGCAGGTGGAGACGGCACTGCATTCAATCAGCGTCAACACGCCGGAGGAACGAAAGCGTGTGCAGGACGCGAAGAAGTGGGCACAGATTATCTCGCAGAAAAACGCCTGA